ATATTGGCCGTGAACGGGACCGACACGAGCCCGCGTTGGCAGGCGCACCGCAGCTTGGCGACTACGCGCAGCATCCACTCGCTAACGTCTGCAGCATGCATGGCAGCCGGTACGGGCTGCGCGTTCGCCGTTGGTGGCGTATCGATGGAAGGTTGTGACTCCATTCCGCACGATAGGCAGAAAACGCGGACTACCGTGAATGAATCTTTTTCATGGGATCGGCTGCATCCATGAATTCCTCGCCGTGTCCGACTTTCGGCAAATGAGAAACCCGCGCTCCCTTGGTGGGGACTGCGCGGGTTTCAGATCGGTGTCACAACCACCGGGCGGCGTGCGGAACGTCGTGATGGAATTTAGGCACGGGGGCCGCGGAGTGTCAAGACGACGAAAATGCCCGCCGCGAGAGAGGCGAGCAAAACGACGACGACAACGCCCGCGGACACGGCATCACGAGGTCGGATCTACGAAGCGAACCACCGTGATGGAATTAATAACGGTGTCCGCCGCGGTGGCGCCGAATAGGCGCACGGTCCATGACATCCCCTCATCGATCAAAATGTCATTCGGAATCGGCACGGTGTGAAGCAGTTCGTTTGTGTCAAACGTCGTAGTAAAAGGGCCGGCGGTTAGCACTCCCTTCATGTCCTGTGTTATTCCAACGGGGGCAAAAACCACGACGAAGCCACCGGACACCGGCAATATCTCCCCGAGCGCAAAGGTGCCCGCACGATTGCCGGCGCCGTCGAATACTTCAAGCACTGGAACGGTGGCAGGAAATGGGCCGGCGCCCACCGTCTGCGCGTCGATCACCACGCGCGAAATGCGATAGGTGTAACGCTCGGCTGCCACCACCACCGCCACCGCCGGGTCTGCCGGCGGTGGGATGGAAACTAGCTGGTAGGCGGTTTTCATTTCCGAGTCTGCCAGCCTCGCGCGAGGCGGACGAAGTAGGCCGCCGCCACGACGGTGAGCGCGTTCTCATTCCCTAGGAATTCAAAGAACGTGTTGGCCTTGTTGCCGCTCGCAACAACCGGAATCATAGGCATCCGGTAAGCGCGGCTCTGCGCGGCGAAGTACTGCTGTTGCGTATCGTTCGCGATGTTGATGCCGGGGCAGCCGATGCGCCGCCCGCTGTTATCCGGCCCGCGGAGTGCGACACACGCGACGCTGATGTCCGTGCGGAAACCGAGACATGCGTAATCGCGATCAGCCTGCAGCAGGTCGGAGTCCGCGGTGATCAATTCCGTGCCCACCCATAGCGCCGGCGCGGTGCCCGTGCCGGTCATGCTGCATTGAATCGTCATTTCCTTTTCCGCGAATTTCAGCACACCCGGCCAATCGATGTAACGGCCACGCAGGCCGGGCACGTCGGGATAGTGCAACTGAATCCATCCCGTCTCGCAGTCCCCCGCCACCGCACTGCCGGCGATGGTGATGGAAAGCAATTCCTGCGCGGTCGGCTGCATGGACAGTCCCCACGGCTGCAACGGTGAGAGGTTGTCAATCGGCACGGGAACGCGGACGTTGCGCGTCGTGTCGTGCGCGGTTGGGAAGATCATCTGATGAAAGCCCGCGACCTGATTTTTCGCGCGCCAATCAATAATGTTGGCATGCCGGGTTTGATCATTGAGCACCGTGAGAGAATCCCCGGTGCAGGCGACGGCGGCGGCTCCCGTGCTCGGCGCCACTGCCTCATAGGCGATAGCTTCGATATGCATTACGCGGCGCCCTCCTGCTCTTCATCGGCGCCCGCCACAGGCCCGAAGGTTTCAATCTGCTCGTGTTGAGTTCCATCGGGCAACTCGCCCGGTCCGATGTCCCAACCCTCTAGGACTTCCGCGAGTGCCACCAAGGCACGCGCGACGTTGACGCTTTCGCGTCCGCTTTTCAGGCGCAGCTTTTGAGCGAGGCGCGTCTCGCTGGCGGATGGTTTGGCCATAAAATTAAAAAGCGTTCGAGTCGCCCCACGCATGCGAGGGAGGGATCAGTTGGTTGAGCTTGTCGCGCCATTCCTTAGCACCAGGCGCTTCCTTTGCGACCTTCGATTTTTTCGGCGCCGGCGGATTTGAGCCGGGCTGATTTGAACCGCGCTCGCTGGAAAACGGGTCGTGCGCGTAGAGATATTTCATCCCCTCGCTTCCTCCGCTACCGGGCTGCGCTGCCATTAGCCGGCCAGTGGTTAGCTTTCCAGTGGTTAGCCCGCCCGATTTTAGGGACGGCTGTTTTTTCGGCTGATAGCCGGGTTTGCGCTTCCCCTCCGGCACCGGGTCCGCGTCGAGCTGCCCCTCCTGCACCGCATCATTCCACTCCTCCCTCTCGATCTGCTCTTTCTCGTCATTAAACTTTTTGAGATGCGCCTTTTTGGCTTTTGGGGAAAGCGCGTTCCAATCGTCGATAGAGATGTCCGTTTCATCTCCCGCCGTGAGAGAGGCGAACTGTTTCAAGGTCCACCGCTCGGCTTGAAACTTCTCTTTCTTAGAACCCATTCGAGTCGCCCCAGAAGGTTTGACCTACAAAGCCCGGAGCGCTGCGCTGCGCGGGCATCGCATCGGACGGAGCCGCGGACTTCGAGCGCTTGCGCTTCTTGCGCCGGCGCATGTCCGAAACGTCACCGGCGAAGATCTTAGGAGCGGGCTTTTTTCCTGCGGGCTTTGGCCTTTTTTGCCGGCGCTTTTTTGGTGCGGGCTTTGCCGCGGCGGGCTTTGACTTTTTTGCCCGGCGCTTTTTTGGCGCGGACTTTTTTCCGAGCTTTGCGGCGCGGTTTGCCGCGAGCTTTGCCCGTCCCTTGGCCAGTACCGCCAGAATTTCCGCGCGGGTTCGTTTCGCCATATTCGTTACGTTCTGAGAGCAAATCAAAAGCGGCAGTATCGTCGCTCGGTGGCGTCGCTGGCTGCTCGTACACAGCGACGTTGAAAGGTTGCGCGGACGTGCCCGGCGCGCCGGTGTCCATGACGGGATAATTGAAATCAACAACCGTGCCCGGCGCCGGCGCCACCGCCGCGGCCGCGCGGCGTGCCCGCTCCGCATCATTCAAAAGATCCGCCGGGGATCTCCAAGCCCCATCCTGCCCTTGGACGAAGCCGGCGGCCCGCATCTGCGCGTCCACTTGCGCCGCGGCGGCGGCGGGGAGGGAAGATCCGGCAAACAGCATTCCGCGGCTTATGCCGGGCCGCTATCAGTGTCAACCCTGCAATGCTTCTTTGATCTCAGCCGGGAACATGTCCGCCGGCCCTTTATCTGTCGGCTTTGGAGGCGATGCCGGGATCTTATCCGCCATGGCTGGCTTTGGCTTCTTGCCCTTCCGCGGGCGCGGCTCGCCACGATAGCCGGTGCCCTTCATCCGCCGCATGATGTCAATCTTTTTAGTGCCGTTGGGATACTTGCCCGGCACGGCCAGCCGCTCCCGCTGGCGCTTGTTGTTTTGCTTAAGCACGTAATTCTGACAGATATCGATGATCTTATCGGAGTCGCTCAACTCGCCGCTCAGAGTGTCTTTGATGAAGATTGCCTCCGTGCCGCCGGGGATGAAAGCGATGACCTTCCGCAGACTCACGCCGTCGAGGACTTGCCTCACGATGGCATCGACGTTTTTCATGGTGATTAGCCCGCTAGGGCGGGTATCGGTCTTGCCTTGCTTCCTCGAGTCGCCTGTGAGCCGCGGTGCCGTTTTTGGCTTGCGCGCTGGCTTTGCTCCCGCAGCCGGTGCCGGCTCCCGCGTGAGTTTCGGTGCCGGCACGCTCGGCTTAGGCGGTGCCGGCTTCCTCTTTCCGAGCCCCTCCAAAATCTTATCCATTACCCGTTCCGCATCGTCTTTCCTTCCCGGGAACTGCTTTTCCAGTAGGCGGTCCAGTTCGTTTACCACCTTTTTAGCCGGCGTTTTTTCGAGTAGCTGCTCGAATTCCGTAACGGCGGTTTTAAGAGCTTTTCCCGAGAGAGGCATAAAACACTAAAAGGTGTTAGTGAATTTTTTTGGAAATTTTAGACGCCGGCCTTTTCCATGGCCGAAATCGTTTCCACGTGGCTACGAAAAGCAGCCCACAGAAGGCAAGGCCCAAAAAAGTTTCCGGCGAAATCTCTAACACGTTTTAGTGTTTCCTCCGTGAGGGTGGCATCGCCTCCCACACCTTCCGCGCTTTCGCGAGCCGGCGGGAACGCGCCGCGGCATCGGCGGACGTGATTTTGTGTGGCGTGCCCTTGCCGGCGTGCCCGAGCATCCCGGCTGCGGTGGCGAGGTCGTCTTTTGAGAGTCGGCCGGAGATCTCGGCTTCCCGCTCCGCTTTCTCGCGCTCCTTCGCCTCAATCTCATAAAGGGCCATCCACTCACATAGCTCCTCGGACGACATCCTCGTGAGCAACTCGCCAACTGTCAGTTTCAATTCACGGGCAAGGACGAAGTAGAAGCGGCGTTCTCCACGCCGGAGTCTTTTTTTGCCGCTTCCACAGCTCCCGGTGCCATGCCGCTCAGTTCCAGAGCACGCAGGGCAATGCGCTCGATCACTGCGGCGCTGTGAAGCTGCAATTCGCCGCGATCCTCTGGACCGAAGATCGGCTCTCTACTTTCCGGGTCATACGCACACGCGATGATAGCATCCGGGTAAAGGTTGGCAATTTTGGGCTTTCCGCCAGACGAGGTAAGTTCCTCAATCTGCGTAGCCCTTTGCTCCGCATTCATCCCGATAAGTAGGATGTCCACTCCGTCCCACTCTGGAACGGTGATGATTTCCTCCCGGCGGTCCTTGGCCGTCAGGATTCGGTTGCGTCGGTTGTTCATACGCTAATTGATCTCCTATTTATATCCGTAACGCTGGACCATTCCAAAGCTGAATGGCAGCCCAGTCGCCACTCCTGCACCTGCCCTGGGTCCAGTTTCACCCAGAGCCGGGATTTCAAAGCCGGAATCTCCAGCACGCAAGGATCGGAAATGCTTACCAGTGAATTTAGGTTTGTTAGTTGTAGAGTCCCTGCGTAACTGGCCATAGTCGAAATGTAACTTGCAGACATAGAACGAAACCCATTCACTGGAGCTACACCAGCCCCGGCGTAGAAGTCCGTCGTACCGAACAGAACCTCACATAGTGGCCGGTATTCTCCAGCTACTACTCCGGTGAAATGGAAATCAAAACGACACCAGCTCCGCAGGCGGTTGACCTCGCACTCTTCAGCAGGATCAACCTGTACAGGAGTGCGAGGATCGAACACTCTCCTAGAACTACCAGGGAGCGCTGCCAGGGACCGGGACTGAACCTCCAACCGGAATGACACGGGAGCACCGAGCGTATAGACCCGCGCGGTCACACCGTGGTGATTGTCCCGCCCGCGCTCATCAGCGCCAAAGAAATAGTTTCTGGCCCATCCTCGATAGCCTGGATCTGCACATCTCCTATAGCGACCTGCTGTTTCCACCCAGCCGTTCCGTTAGGCTTAAACATCACCCAAGGATTGGTGCCGGCGATTTTGGCTGTGATCAGCGCAGCCTGCCCGTTCGTGTCACCCTGAGACAAACTACCGGCGAGATTCCAAGTCGCATCCGCTAATCCGATGAGCCGGCGCATGGCCGTGTCCCCAAATTTTGAAACATCGTACTGGTTCCCGCCGATGGTTAGTTGAGCGGAATTTAGATCATCAACAGTCGAGAAAGTGGTTCCGTCCGTCGATACGGCAATAATTGCTACGCGCCCTGCGATTGCCATAGGTTATATCTCCTCTATGAGTCGTGTGAAGTGATTCGCGCAGCGAGCCCACGTGAGCTCCCGCATATCCGTCATACCAGCCCGAGCCAAAATACCTAACTCTTCCCGGTGCTGATACGCCCACTCTAACTGCTCGATACCGTGTTCAACCTCAGGGTCTGCCCAGTTCGCCAGCAACGTCCCCTTGTGCGTCACTTCCATCGGTTGGGTTGCAATCCGCAAAGCATTCTGTTCGTTCAGCACGTCCGCGTGACCGGTGTCGAACGTTCCCAGGACCGGCTTTCCACAAGCCATGAACTCCATCATCACAAGATTGGTTCCACCTTCGCAGCGATTAGGGAACAGGCCCAAATCCGACCCGCGGTAGATCTCGGCCATACGCGAATTAGGCAAGACTGGTAGGATGGTAACCCGATCCATGGGAAGCCCGTTCCGGGCGGCCATCTCCGTAAGCGATTCGCCGTCGTAGTCAATCAGCCTTGATCCGATTAGTGATTGCTTGCCCCACTCGTGCGCATATGGGTTACCCCAGGCGGCAAAGAGGTTCACATCCGAGTGGTGCTCCATGAACACCTTCATCATCGCAACTACGGCGTCCTGGGCCTTGCGAATCTGGAAGCAGCCTCCGCTGAACACAACGAACTTACTATCTTCTGGCCGCGTTACATTGGGGCAAAACACTTCTGTATCTACCCCTTGAATTGCAGTTGTGGCACTAACTCCAGAAAAGCGCAACGCTTCCGTACACCACGTTGAACCGGTCAGTACACCCGCATATGCCGAAAGATTTCCAGCACATTCTCGCGCCAAAGCATCCATCTCGAAAAATGTATAGCCGATTGTCCCGCGAGTGCCACGCAGTCCAGGAACACACGGTAGATGATCCGGGCCGCGCATGGCCTGAATGACAACTCCGTCTACCTCAACCTCATGCGCGAAAGCGTTCGCAGACGCAGGGACCTGAAACAATGGAAACCGCTTGCCTATCTCACGGTTGAGGTGCGTTCCACATATGCACCAGCCCGAGAAATCCCCATGCGGCAAGGCGCTGTACACTACGCTTTGTGGCACAGAAACCCCCAGTAAGTATCGAGTCCGCCCTTCTGCATCGGGAATTGAACTACCCAATCGTTCGCGATAACAAACCCGGAGTATTGCAGAGCCGCTACCCACCCGAGCCGACTCAGCACGCTGTAGTGGTTTGGATTCACCTCGTGATGCGCCCCTGTGTCAGGGGCCGGAACCTCGACATACAGGGAGCCGTCCGGGCGCAGGCATCGATACAATTGATGAAGGGTCCACCGCGGGGCTACCGCATGTTCAAGGGCGTGTCTGCACCATATCAAATCGAATGCCTCATCCCGCAAGCCAAGGAAAGTTTGGTCCATAATCAGAACAGAGTGGCCGGCGCTGGCACACAGCAGCGCGTCTTCTGTCCCGAGGGTGATCCCAAGGACCCAGTGCCCAAGATCGCGGAGCTTGTCCATAGCCACGGCTTGCCCACAGCCAACGTCCAGAATCCGCCCACGGGATGGCAGCGGCCGGAGTGTAAGGACTTGCCCGAGCATCTGCTCGGTTACTGTGTCGTGCAGTGTCGTGCGATTCTCCGGGTAGACATCCGAGCGACGTTCGGCTAGCCACTCAATCATGGGGACGGCGTACTTCACTTAACTCAACTTTTCCTGGGGGCCGCGCGGTGACCATGGACGGTGCGATCTATGGGTACCTCTCTCCATATAGCGCTCTCTATTTGTTGCGGGCGAACCGCATTTATCCATTGGTATTTCCACCAGGAGTTACATTGCCGGCGCAGACTTACCAGTTAATTTCTGCGATTCACGAGCGCGTGATCAAGGCAGCGAAGATCAAGTTTTGCATTAACCGATACCAGGTGACGTCATTTGGTAAGAACCGCGACGATTTGGAGGCGTTGGCTAATACCACACTAACTGCCATGAAGGCCATGCCTGGAACCATTTCTAGTAATATTTCGGTGAAGGATACCAGGATCATCGATCAATCTCAGGATTACGATCCTGTTACGGCTATCTATGCGATCCGGCAGGACTGGTCCGTGTGGCACGAGGATTCATCTCTATGGTGATCAATACAAGACAAAGACAGTCCTGCCCAAAGGGAGTTGTTCCTGGGGTTGCGTACGAGGTGCGCCTCGATGAGAAACTGATTGAGTACGGCTGCTGGTATATAGATACCGAGGCAGGTATCATCAAAAC